GATTTAATCTTCATCCACTCTTCTTCAAATAGCTTAAATACTTTAAACACTTCAAATACTAATGCTCTTGCATTTACATATGGTTCTAATATCTCTGGTCTGAAATCGTCCTCCGTGCTTAATTGATATGTTTCAGTAATACCAGCATTATTTGCTTTCTCATACTTTACTTTCTTTTTATCCCCAAACCCAATGCTTAGTATCCTCATTTTTCTTTCCCTTTCTTATAGTTTTCTCTTCGAAGTTCAAATCTTTGTTTTTCTTCACATTCCCAATCACCGCATATTACCTTACGTGTATCATTTGTATAGAACTTCTTTCCACACTGTATACAGTATCTTGTGTATTTAAATGCTTTTTCTAATCGTTCAAGACGCTCTAGCTCTATTTGTTCCTTTGTCTTTCTAGGCTCTACTGGTTTGCCTGCTCTACAGTTTGGACACCATGTGCTATGACTATCTGTTGTAAATAACCTATCACATCTATGACACTTTCTTTGCATTGCTCCTCCTTATTGTTTAAAAAACACTAGCCATATTGTTTTCCCTCTGCGTTGCCCAATAATTGGCTCACATGGTAATAGCCTTTTTACCTTTGGCAATGTTATTTGTTCTTCATTCCATTTGAATATCATTGTTCCATTTGTTTTAAGCACCCTCCAACATTCGGCTAAGCCTTTCTTTATGTCCTCTTTCCAGTCTGCTGTTAATCGTCCATACTTCAACTTCAAATATGACTCTTCCCCTGCTCTTAATAAATGTGGTGGGTCAAATATAACAAGGTGAAATGTTTCATCTTTATATGGCATTTTTCTAAAATCCGCTATTATGTCTGGTTTAATAATTAATTTTCTTCCGTCACATAGCGTTGTTTCTTCCGTCCTATTATCCATGTAAACAGTATTTTTATTTTCTTTGTTAAACCAGAACATTCTTGAACCACAGCATGCATCTAAAATTTTTTTATTATCCATTATTTTCTAAGAATGTTCTTCCCCTCATATAGTTTCTATACCATTCTTTAATTGCATAGTATTCTTCTTCAGTATCATATGGCTGTACGCACTCTTTTATGACATATTTCTTTATCTTACTCGTATTCACTTCTATAACTTGGTTTGTTTCACCCCACCTATTACAAATAGTTAGCCAGTTTATTCTCTCTATGTGATCATTAACAATTGGCTTTAATGATTTAAAAGGTTTCTTGTACATAGCTAATTCATGTTTTCCATATATCTGTGTCCAACCACTTACTTTATTATCATCAGCCATTGTTATATTTAGCCTTACCCATAAATCTAACTTCATTTATTAGTCCCTCACAGTACAGCTATATCCTTTTAGCTTTCTCATTCTGTGTCTAATAGTGCTTACATTATCTCTAATGTATTTGCTCGCATCATTCTGTATATTCTTTTGCTCGTTATATTTATCTAGCTGCACTCGCCATTGAATGTAGCTTTCACATTTACTGTGTCATCCTACTTCTCTAAATTGGCACTCCCTGCATGGTGGTTTCATAATAACTCCTTACCCTTTGGTAAAATACTTTACTTTCCTTACATAGGTTTCTTCTTATTCTTGCTTTTAGTAGTTCCTCTGACGGAGTAAACACATAACCCCAGTATGGTATAAATACTAATTTTGCTTCTTTTGTTCGGCACTTTACAATATGATCAAGTGCTTTAAATACATTTCTGTATCTGTCATTCATGCTCATATCCCTCTAATTTATTGCCTACTACTTTAACTTTCCCATTATTCAATACAAATGCTAAGTCAAAATCTAATACCGCATCATGTTGTGTCGTGTCCTGCTGGTTAATTGCCTTGCATCTCCATTGGTATTTATCCACGCTGTAATATACTTCCCCTACCATTGGTGTATCTTGTATTGATTTGCAATCAAACTCTATATGGTCCTTTTCGTATATTCTTTGACCTAGCGTGTCTTTTGCTTCGCTTCCTCTACATAGTGTTCCGTCTTCGATTGGTACCCATGCATATGTATCATTTTCTACCGCTAATAGTCTTATTTGTGAGTAGCTTTGCTTTATTTCATCACTACTTACCCATTCTGACCTGTTCACGTTCTTTCGTAGGCCTTTATATACTAATGGCTTCATGCTACCTCCTCACACACTGCATTGATACCTAGCTTCTTTAGTAACTCGTGTATCATCAATCTTCCTTTTTGTGTCCAGCGTGTAGATGCTTTGCACTCCAATCTTCCGTCTGTAGTCATGTATGTGTGTGTCTTAGTCTTTGTATATCCCTTACGCATTAAATCACTATACAAAATCCATTGACCGTTTACGCTGCGTTGGATGTGTGCATCATGTAGTATTTTGTTTAATGCTTTAGCGCTTAATCCATAGTCTGCAGCAATCTGTGTTACTGTCATTGCATTTGTACTGCTTAAAATTTTGTCCACATAATCAACCTTTGGCTCATATTCCGCTATTTGTTGTTTCTGTTGCTCAATAATAGCCTTTGATTGATTGTGCGCTTCTACTTCATCTGCATACAATCTCAATGCTTCTGGCAGTGTCTTTGGAATATGTAGATCATAGCTTCCTGTTTTCCTAATTTGTGGAAGTACTTCGCTAGTTACCCAGCGTTTAAATTTCTTTGCACTTGGCATCTTTGATTTCAATATCAAGGAATATAGTCCAGACTCATTGATTAAATATGTTTCCCTCTTTTGGCCTGTGTCGGCAATTTGCCAACGCAGCTTATCTTCTTCATCAATATGTTTTCTGATTGCATCTGCAGTATCTTTATATCCAAGTGCAGTTGCTACGCTCTTTGCCACAAAGTACACTTCATTTTCAATAATGATAGTTCTTAGTTCCCCAAACTCATTACTGTTAAATAGTGTTGTTACATTGTTCATAACTTCGCCCCCTAGTTTTAGGTAAGGGCGGATATACCGCCCACCTATTTTATTTGCTTACCGCATCAAGTCTTGCTGTTAATTCTGCAATTTGTGCTTTCATAGCTTCAATTTCTCCGTCACGTTTTGCTTGTGGTTCATATTCACTATGTTTACCAAATTTGAAAGATGCGCTTACGTTGTACATGTTTTCACTTCCAAATGTACCTGCAATGCCAAGTAATACTTTTTCATTTGGTCTGTAGTATGCACCTAATGCCACTGCATTTGCATTTTTATAGTGACCATATGCTACAGATGTGCTAAATTTATCATCTTTGTTAAATCCCATTGGATGTAGTCCAGCTAATGCAGCAGCACTTGCACCTACTTTATTAATTCGTCCGTCCAATTGCTTAATGTCTGCTTTTAAATTTGTTAATGTGTTGCTTGCTTGATGTTCTAACTTATCAATGCGTTCTTCATGATTTTTCAATACACGATCATTAGCCTTGATAGCATTTTTATTATTTGCAATGTCCGCATCATGTTTTGCAATACGTTGTGTGTTATTTTTAATTGCATCCTTATGATTTGCTAGTGTGTTATGTACTGCAGTATTGAATTGTTGTTGTGCATCTAGTGCTTTATCAATATCTTCACCCATTGTATTAATGGCATCATATGCAGCATGTAACTGTGAACCATTTACTGCATCAGTGGAAGATGCATCCACTCTGCCTGCTGCAACATTCTGTACTTGGCGAACATAGTTTTTTACTCCGCCAAAGCCTGCACGTTGTTTACTACCTACACTCACTACTGATGTTGCATCTGTACCAGCAAATACATATGTTGTATTATTTACCATTGCTTGTAGTTGATTTACCGCATCATCAGTTACACTGTTTGTTCCTAGTGCAACGCTATTTGGCTTGTCCGCCACAAGGTTATTGCCAATGCCTACCGCATCAATTGAAGTTACTTCTGCATGAGTGCCTAGCGCCATTGCTCCTTGGCCCCCTACTTTGCTATTTGCACCAATCACTGTTTGCTCTTGGCTGTTATCTACGCTTGTATTGTTATATCCAATGAATGTGCTTTGACCTGCGTTGATAGTGCCATTATTTGCACCAATGATTACATTGTTATCACCTACTACATTGTTATTTCTGCCTAGTACAATTGTGCTTGTGCCACTTACTGTTGTATTAACTCCAAGTGCTGCACTGTTATAACCTGTTACTGTTGGTTGTGTTGTATTTGGTTCTGTAGGTCCTACAACTAGATCACTTGCATATGCACCATTAACTACTGCGCTTAATACCATTACTGCTAACATTACTTTTTTCATTGTTTTCTACCTCGTTTTGTTTTAATTCCTAATTGTTTACAAATATTTCTAATTAAGCTTTGACTTACTTCTAATTCTTCTGCTATTTGCCTTTGGCTTAGTCCTCTATTAATCAATGGTTGTAACGTATCTGCATTTATTTGTTCCTTTAATCCCAATACTTTTAATGCATTTCGCTTATCCATTGCACCGTATACTACCGCACCTAGTGCCAGCCAATTTATGCAATTCATCGGAACCCCTGCCATGCTTGTGCTTTGCATGTTGTTCCCTCCTATTTTGCATAAACCTTTGTAGGACTATATGCAGGGCAATCTTCACATTCTTCTTTTTTCAGCCAATATAAAGTGCCTGCTATTTTGCCTTTGAATACTTTAATTGATGTTTTCCCTTTGGGGCATGATGTTTTCACCCATAGCGCACCGCTTTTTGCTGGCCCAAATGAGTGGCTACATATCTTTCTTGGTCTACCTCTTCGCATTTATTCCCTCCTAGAATGGAATAGGTTCATCATCATCTACAAACCCATTTTCAAAATTGCTTGGTGTACTTTCATTCTCTTTCAAGCCATATGTAAGGACTTTGGCCACAATCTCTGTAATGTATCTTTTCCCTCCGTCTTTTTCATATGATCTAGTTCTTAGTTCACCATTTACTGATACAAAATCACCTTTCTTTAATCCACTGTATTTTTCCGCATCAACCCAGCATACAATGTTGTGATATTGTGTACTCTGTTGCTCATTCACATATTTATTTGTTGCCATTCTAAATGTGAGTACTGGCTTTCCTGTTTTTGTGTATCGTAGTTCTGCATCTGCTACTACGTTACCGCTCAAAAATACTTCATTTACGTTTATCATTTACTTCATCCTCCCATTTCTCACATTCTTTACTAATTACGCATAATGCCATTATTGATACTCCTAGCATTGCTCCTATCACAATGCCTATTCCTAGTAGTCCCATGTTTTACCTCCTCAATTCTTATCAATCTGTAAAATCTATAAGGATACCCTTCATCAGATACAGACTCAACTACACTGTCTGTTTCCACGTAATAGCCTTTTGGTGGTTGGATATAATCCCTCCACTCGCTCGGCTTCAATATTTCTGTTTTTACTTTTGGCTTTTCTAAATTTTTGCTACTGTTCCACCTGCGCTTAAATGCATCTTCTTTATCTGAATAGCATGCACTTCTTTTTTCTTTTACAAAGTAACTTGCTAATCTCACTGCATCTTCTGCTCTTCCTTGATACAACATCAACTTATGCATGCCATGTGGCCAAAGTTCATTCAACTCATCTGAATATAGTTCTGCATTATTGATGATCATGTGGAAAT